ATTGTCCATGATGTAGGCTTATCCATACGTGCTACATCCATGTTCGATGTTGAGCCTTCTGTGTCGATGAACAATGGATTCGGGAATTGTGATGCGAATGTTGACTTCCCGATGCCCTCAGTACCGTAAATCACGACACGTTGAGCTCTTGCTTGTTTACCTCTTGTAATATTCATTGTTTACTCCTTTCTTAAAACGACCATTTATTCGTTGGTTCTGTATCTTGGAATGGTGTGACTGTATCAGACACTACATATCCATCTTCGATGATGATTTGGCATTCCTCTCCACTAGACACTCGAGTCGCAATGGCTTGGAGTCCTTCTGATTCTAACCACTTGCCGAATTCGTTCAATGTTGGAATGTCCATTTGTTCAAGCTTGTCTAGAAGTACGAATCCGCATTCTGGTTTTAATTTGCGAACAATTGCGGTCGATACTCTCAATTGTTGAGAGCCACTCATGTTGTCCCATTTTTGCCCTTCGAAAACCAATTCGCCATCTTCAACCGAAAGACCAGGCAATGGTAAGTCCGCACTATCGAGTAAGCTTGTGCGTTCGTCTCGAACTTTTTGGATTTCTGCTGAGAGATTGTCATATTGAGATTTGTATTGTTTCGCATCCTCTTCGGCTTTCTCTTTATCAAGATTTGCTCGAACCTTGCGATTGATTTCCTCAATATTTGCGATTGAGTTCTCAATCTCTTCAGTTGATTCATCCACCAAATCTTCAATGGACTTGTTTGCTTCAACGTAGTCGCCCATGAGCTTATCGTGAATAGCTTCTTCTTGAGCGAGTTGCTCTTTTAATTGTTTCAATCGAGCTTCAGACAAATGCATTTTATTCACGATATTTTCTCGATTTTGTCGTTTACGAGCGTTCTCACCATTTCGTGCAAGAATCTCTTGTTGCTCGTGAATCAAGTCCGCAATGCTTACTAATTCATTTGGAGCTTCGGGATATTGAGGTTGTTCCGCTGCGTATTTCTTTTTCTGATCCGCAATTTGTCCAATTGCTCTTCGCTCGTTGTATAGTCGTTCTTCTTTTCTATCGAGCTCCCATAATTTCTCACCAACTCCAATGATTTGAAGAAGCGTGTTCGCTTTATCCTTCGCACTTGATTCGATGAATTTTGGAAGATTCAAAGCGAGCTCTTCAACGAATGAATCAAGCAATTGTTGACCTGCTTTTTGTCCACTTGGATCCGTAACTTTCAAATCTGAATTCTTGCCCTTACGTTCCACGATGAGTCCGTTCGATAATTCCAATCGAAGCGTTGGTGGATTCATGGATCCGTCACGAGCTGGTTTGCTTGGTTTGTACTTATTGCCACCTAATGCCCAAGCAATGGCATCGAGGACACTTGTTTTCCCTTGATTGTTGTTTCCTCCTAAGATTGTGAGCCCGTTCGATGTAGGCTCGATCGTGACAGCCTTGACACGCTTCACATTTTCGATTTCTAGTTTGTTGATTTTTACTGTCATTCATTCATTCCCCACTCTTCTTTGTTATCTTCGATGACTTCTGACATTGGTGTTCCTGTTCCTCTTGCATAAATAACCATTTTGATTATTATTCCAAGTGATTCTATGATATTGAAATCAGCATTCTCATATTCTTGAACCGTTTCTAAGATTTTGAGAACGAATTGTTCTTCTTTTTTAGTTGTTTCACTCATTGATTTGATTTCTCCTTAATTTGTTTTTATAATGTAGTTAGTTAGTTTAGGAAGTCGGTGATTGTTTCATCGGCTTTTTTTGTTCCATGTATCTTGAAAGTCAGGCTCCACATATTGCCCACTTATAATCAAATCCACTTTTGCTTGGTGATTTTCTACCGCCTTTCCTACAAACAACAGCACCATCAATGCCATCACTAGAAATGCACTAACACATACGAATGTAATTCCGAGCCATTTGATATACCAAGCTAAGAATTTCTTGAATGGCACTGTGTTCTTTAGTCTTCGTTCTGTTCTCATCGTCTTCTCCTTCCGTCCCATACTCTCTGTATTTCATCAATCATGCTCGCTTGATATTTGTATGGGCGTGTATCTGTTCTTCTTGCTGCAACCACCACAGGATGGTTTCTAATTTCACTCTTGTGCCACGAACTGGAACTCGTTCCAATCGCTTCACACAATTCTTCAGTCGTTATCCACCTTTGATTGTTTCTCGAGTCAATAAACGGTTTTATTAGCCCGACAAATTTCTCTGGGTTTCTTTTTACAACTTCGAAGAATATCGGTTCGTAATAATCAAGCGTTGATTGTTCCATGGTTTAAACTCCTTTCTGGTTGAAAGTCTGTGCAATTATTTAGTACGTTTTAAATCGTATTTTTACCCTAAAAAAATATGATCTAATTCAACCTTGTACAATGCACTTAATTGTTGTAGCAAGTTCATAGGAATTTTAGTGCTATCTTTTTCATATTTTGCGATAGTTTGTTGATGAACTCCTATTCTCTCTGCTACTTCTTTTTGAGTTAAATTCACATTAACTCTTGCAGCTTTAAGTGAAATTTGTGTCAAAATCTGTACCTCCTTTCAAATTAATTAACTTATGAGCCTATGATAATACGATTTAATTCGTATGTCAATAGTTTTGTTATAAAAAATTCGATTTTTTTGATATTTTTTGTTTTACAAGTTCGATTTAAACCGTTATTATATAGTAGAAAAGAATAACAGGAGGTGCTAAAAAATGGCACGAGGAAGAGGAAAATATACTCCTAATGACATAGAAATCATGAAGAGAATATCTGTTAATATTAATGAACTACTTAATCGTACTAGAACTAAGCAAGTTGAATTGTCTAAACATACTGGAATACCAACGAGCACATTGACTGGATATGTTAAAGGAACGTCTATGCCAATTCCAGGTAATGTTCAAAAGATTGCAGATTTCTTTAATGTAGAAAAATCTGCCGTAGACCCTAGATTCGCTCAAAACTCAAGCAAAGCGAACGCACCAGCATGGGCAACTAAAGAAGACGCTATCGACATCGAAAAAGCACTAAAATTAAATACCACTGCTATATCTTACGATGGCATTGAATTGACTGAAGATGAAAAAGAAAAAGTAGACGCTATTATTAGAAGCGTTTTGTGGGATAAATTAAAAGATAAAAAGGAAGGTTAATTATTGGATATTAAAACTTTAGTAGAAAATCATCGAACAGCTAATCCATTTGTGATTGCTGATAACTTAAATATTAATTATTTGTACGTTGATTTTCCATCTAGACTAAAAGGGAGAATTATCGTTACAAACGATGGAGAGCCTATTATTTTACTGAATAACTCTTTGAAAAATTCAAACGAGAAATATTTAGTTATGGCTCATGAATTGAAACATGCTATAGATCATGCAGATTTAATTGGCTACTACTCTCTTTGTTATGGGGGCAAAGGTAAATTAGAGCTAGAAGCTAATAAATTCGCAACTGAATTAATGCTGCTGCTCTATCAAGAACAGTATCAAGATATTCCAGAAACATTTGACAAATTAATTTCTACTTATGGAGTTAAGGAAGAAATGAGAGAATATTATTAAATTTTGTGTGAAGACAAATGAAGTTATTCTATATATAGAAAACAAAAATGAGCAAAAACACAACATATAGTAAGGTTAATTTTATTTTTAAATTTTACTACTTATCAATTGACTTTCAACGTTGAGACCATATATAATGAACGCAATCGATGAACAGGTGCGCGTAAGCACCATACCAAAAGGGTCTCAATTTAATTGAGGCCCTTTTGCGCATTTAGAAAGGAATTTTTTATGAAACCTTTTTCGGATATAAATAGACAATTATCAATACTTAAATCTAGAAACTTAACCATCTCAAATGATTATTTTGCAAGAAATTCATTGATGAGATACGGTTATTATGAAATCGTAAATGGTTACAAAACTTTTCTATTAGACCATTCAAGCGATACGGAACAATATAAAGACGGAACAACTTTTAAAGAATTAATAGATTTATATGATTTAGATAAAAGTATTCGTTCTGCCGTGATGCTTGCAGCACTCGAAGTATTCTTTAAGAACTGCAATTGCATATACATTGTCTGAAGATTTCGGAGTAAAGGAAAGCGATTATCTTAAGTATAAGAATTTTAAACAAGGGGAAAGATTTGAAGAACACGGTCGTGTAACCAACGAAAGAAATGAAATGTTAAACATATTAAACGGATTCCGAAAAAGAGATGTTGAGCCCTTGAATCATTATAGAGACAATCATGGCCATATACCGCCTTGGATACTTATGAAAGAAACAAGTTTTGGTAATTTAAAACATATTTTCAAATTACTAAAAGGTCCGCAGAAGAGAAAAGTGATTTCTATTTGCTACGGAATTGATATTGGTGAAGTTTCTGACAATCATATTGCTCTATTTAAAGACTCCCTTGCTCTTATAAATGCTTTTCGAAACAGAGCTGCACATAACGGTCGTATCTTTAATTTTAGGCCTGAAAAATATCCAATAAGATATAATGCTATATTTCATCCCCACAAAGGCTTTTCAGAAGCTTCTTATCGAAAAGGTCATGGGAAAAATGATTTATATACTTTATACAAAGTTCTCGAAATGTTTGAAAATTTCATTGCACAGTTCAATCTCGAATTCTATTTATCTATTCATATTGGTAGACATTGTAAACAATCGCCTAACGATTTAACATTATTAATAACAGAAATGGGATTCCCAAAAGAGATAATAGAAACTCTTATCGATAGATACTATAAACAAATTCAATAAAAAATACCACACTACTCTCCGCCAAGATTGTTAGTGTGGTAAACATCAAAAATTACCCTGAAGTAGGGCTCTTTAATATGCCCTATTTTACCACAAATAGAAAGGCTGGTAAACTATGGCAAGCATTTATAAACGTGGAAAAACATGGACATATAAGGTCTACTATTACGAGAATGGAAAGCAAAAGGCTGTATCCAAGAGCGGTTTTAAAACAAAAGCAGAAGCAAAGGATGCTTCCATTCTACGTGAAAATGAGATGCTGCAAGGAAAGAATTTTGCCAAAGAGCGAATGCTGCTTGCAGATTATATGGAGAATTGGAAAAAACTCTACAAAGACGGAACTGTTTCACTGGGCGTCTCTAAGCGTATAGATATGATCATACGATATGTAAGAAAGAATTTTAACGTTATGCTCAAGGATATTACTCATGATAGCTATCAAGCTTATATTAATAAATTAGCAGAAAAGCTATCCACTGAATCAGTTGCTAAATATCACACTTATACAAGTGGTGCTATTAAGCATGCAGTTCAAACCAGAATTCTTATGTATAATCCATGCGAATTTGTTAAAATTAAAGGGAATGACGAAAGGGCGTTTACTGAAGAAAGTAAATTTTTATCTTTCGAAGAATATCAAAGATTGTATGCAGCGTTAATGGATGGTATCAATCCCAGATATCAATCACGATATATTATTCTTTTAGCGATGGTAAGTGGAATGCGTTTTGGAGAATGTTTAGGTTTAACATGGGATAATTTAGACATGGAAACCAACACTGTAAAAATTGAGAAAGGGTTTGATTCATTACACACTAGAGATTTCACGGACGGAAAAACTAAAAACGCAAAAAGAACTATTATCATTCCAGACGAAGTAATGCAACTACTATTTCAACTTCCAAATGACACAGAAAGAGTATTCCACGACATTACAAATAACGGAGTCAAAAAAACTCTCGATAATGCACTAAAAAAAGCGAAAATCGAGAGAAAAATCAGATTTCATAGTTTAAGACACACACACGCAAGCATCTTACTATCTCAAGGTGTACAAGTCGTTTCAGTGAGTAAACGATTAGGTCATGCTAACCCCACAGTAACCATGCAGACGTATGCCCACGTTATTAAAGAATTGGAAGTATCAGACAATGAAAAAATAATAAAGATTTTATCCCACGGAACATCCACGGAACAAAACCTTTAGAAAAGCCTATAAATAAGCATAAAAAATGCCCCCTACAGACTACAATTAACGTTTCATAGCGTTTCATAACATTGATTTTTACTATCATATCAACGTTTTCGCTT